CTATTGGCCAAGCGGCATTAACTGAATGGTGGCAATCTCAGCCATTTAAGCTTGGCATAGACTCTAAATTCAGTAATTGCGAACTTTGCTGGAAAAAGTCGGACAAGAACTTGGTGGAGGTTATTCAGCACGGAACCCGATTCGTGGACTGGTGGGCCAAGTATGAGCAGAAATACGGCCATACAAGTTTTAGGGGCAACAAATCCATCAACGACTATGTGAAGATGGCCCAGCAAGGAAAGCCAATGGAGTTTGATTTTGACCAAGAAGATTATACCTGTCTTTGCTAAACAAAAAGAATGAAGAAATGCCCAAACCCAAAGGTTCCCGTACAATCCGAATACGACCTCCAAAAGAGCCTATGCCTCTACATCCGACTCAATTACCCACAAGCGATATTCACTTCCGACCTATCAGGCATACGATTGCCAATGGGCCTTGCCGTTAAGACCGCTAAACTCCGCTCGTCCAGAGCGATACCAGACCTGCTCATCTTTGAGCCAAGGAAAGGGTATCACGGCTTGTTCATTGAGCTGAAGCGGCCAGGGGTGCGGTTCTTCAAGAAGAATGGTCAACCGGCAACGGAGCATTTTGCAGAGCAATGGGAGATGATTCAGCGGCTCTTGAAGAAGGGATATCTCGCTTGCACGGCCAACTCCTTTGATTCGGCCAAGGCCATCATAGACAGCTATTTCACCGAATAACCACTAATTTTGAGCCTATGAAACGAATAGTCATCAAGGAAGGAAAGAATTGGGCCGAGAACGACCCGATGCTCCCAACAATAGGCACGGTATGGCGGAGGGAATACGAGTTCACGGAGTCTTGCCTTTACAAGCAAACAGGATTGGAAGGCTATGGCATCAACAAACTTTGGGGTGTGTCTGGATTTCCCTACCACAAGCGAAATTCGGTAAGGGTATGTTGGATGCCCCACGAGCAAGGGCAATATATCAAGATGTACGCCACCTCGTATGTGAATGGCGTTCGGGAGATACGCTACCTCTGCCAGGTTCAGTTCGGGCAGAAGGTCAGGTGCTTAATATCCAACCAAGGCAACAACGCTTCGGTATGGATTAACGATGTATCAACGACCTTCAAGGTTCGCATACCGCTCATCACCTACACGCTTCCTGCGTACTTTGGTGGCGTTCCTCCTGCTCCGCACGATATGATTATCAGACGCTTAAAATAAACGCTATGCCAGAGTTTAGAGGATGGATGATAACCAAGTCATCCGCAAAAGGAAAGAAATACACGGCCACCAAGGATGGCAAGACCGTTCAGTTCGGGGCATCTGGCTATACCATTGCTCCAGGCACTCCGAAGGGGGACAACTATTGCTCTCGTTCTGCTGGTATCAAAACGGAGACGCATTCTCCGAATTGGTTCGCAAGGGCGTTGTGGTCTTGCAAGGGATCCAAGAGCGCAGACAAGAGACCGTTCTTCGGAGAGATTGATCTGCCGTAAGATGTTGAGCGAAACCAAAGAGATTAAACTCTACAAGCTCCGCAACAATGTCGGGCAGATAGAGGGGCTTCCCAAGAACCCAAGGCTCATCCGGGATGACCGCTTCCACAAGCTCGTCCAAAGCCTCAAGGATGACCCAGAGATGCTCAAACTTCGGGAGCTTATCGTGTTTCCTTTGGAGGAAACATTTGTGGTCATTGGGGGCAATATGAGGCTCAAAGCCTTGAAGGAACTGAATTACGATTCGGCCCCCTGCAAGGTTCTATCCGCAGACACGCCCTTGGAGAAACTGAAGGCCATCGCCCTGAAGGACAACTCGGCCTTTGGGGATTACGATTACGATGCCTTGGCAAATGAGTGGGATGCTCAACTCTTGGCCGATTGCGGTATAGATGTCTGGCAGATGCCCGAAGAGATTGAAAAAGAGTTGGAAGAGGAAGAGGAGCGGAAGGACAACGCTAAGGCTCAGAAGATTATCCTCCGATTTAACAAAAAGGAGTTTCTCTATGTGAGGGATGAACTTTTATCTTTGGCCGAAACCTTTGAAGAAGCAGTTGTTTACCTCCTAAAAAAACACAATGGCCAAAATAACGATTGAGTTTGACACAGATAACGAGCAGGATATGGTCAATTACAAGAAGGCCATCCAAGCCCCTGCGATGTACCTCGCCTTGGCCGAACTTAAATACCACACCTTCAGCGATGAACCAGAGATGCAGGAGCGAGTTGAGTCGGTCTTAGCCGATTTCAAGATTGAAATGGATGACCTTTACGATGATCCACTCTTAACCTAACCTATGATAACGAAACACAGCAAGAATGTTCACTCCGTGGAATGCGGTAGAGAGCAAGAGTTTCTCCTTATCTCCGACCTCCATTGGGACAACCCCAAGTGCGACCGGGAGCTGTTGAAGAACCATTTGGAAGAAGCCAAGCGCAGAGGTGCCAAAATTATCATAAATGGGGACCTCCTATGCTGTATGCAAGGGAAGGGAGATCCACGCAGGAGCAAGGAGGACATTCGCCCCGAACACAACAATGGACGGTACCTGGACTCTATTGTGGACACGGCCGTGGAGTGGTTCAAGCCGTATGCCGACATCATCCTTTTGGTGGGCTATGGCAACCACGAAACGAGTATCATCCATCACCAAGAGACCGATATCCTGCAACGCTTTGTCGCTGTCCTCAACCACTCCTGCGGTAGCAAGGTGGAGATAGGAGGCTATGGGGGCGTTATTGATTTCAAGATGCATCACGACTCCTTGCACACCAGCAACTTCGTAACACATTATTATCATGGGAGTGCAGGCGGAGGAATTGTTACCAAGGGAGTAATTTCAGACCAGCGGATTCTCGCTATGGTGGAAGGATATGATTGCACCTGGCAGGGCCACGTTCACGAACTTTATTACCACCAAAATATAATTCACCGATATGACCGTTCAACCAAAACTCTCATTCAGAAACCTATTCATCAAGTGCGCACGGCAACGTACAAGGAAGAATGGGCAGACGGGTACATGGGCTTTCACGTTGAGCGAGGCCGAGGCCCGAAGCCTTTGGGAGGCTATTGGATGAAGCTTGAAGTGGACAGGCATAAGGGCAAGAATAGACGTGGGCCGGAACTCCAGATATTCGCCACATTCACTCCCTGCGATAGGTTCTATTAATTAATGCTTTTGTATGAATAAAGAATACAAATTTCAATTGCATTGCAAGGAAGGTATTTACTATGCAGACTCCTTGCTTGACCTTATCATACAAGTAATTCGTCATCGCTTTTGGCATCTAATGAATGATGGCAAATGGATGGATTAAAGCCATAAGGTTTATCCATTATTAATGGAAAAAGCCCGTTTTCGGCACCCTAAAGCCTACTCACGGGCATTCCAATGAAAACCACAACCCTAAAAGTGGTGTGACAAATATAGGGATTATTTCTTAAACAAAGTAGAGCCAAGCAATGCGCTCCCGATTATTGCACTTACTCTGTAAATGCGCCCGTTTTTTCTTTCTTGCGCCCACTTTTCCTTATAGGCCAAAGCCAAACTGTCCTTCGTGGCAATGGCCTTGACGCAAACCGAGTCCTTGGCCTTGTATGCGATCAGCAGGGAGTCATAGGTTCTAAGGAGAGAATCCCCAATCCCCACTTGCATCGCAAGCAATTTGCCGACCTCCTGGCAGGAGTCAAGCATCAAGGGGACATACGCCTCCACCCATATCGTCTCAGGCTCTTCATAAGCCTCTATGAGCCTCTCACGCCATTTGATTTGGGTCTTTACAATCTCTTGCCTTATCGTGTCTCTACGGGTCTGTAAAGGGGTCACACGATGCTCCAGGGAGTCAATGATGCATTGTTGCTTGTCAATGATTTGCCGGGGAGAGTCCTTCATCGTGTAAATGAGGAAACCAAGCCCTATGGCGATGGGCAGGACAACGAAGAGGATGCCCCGGTAGGGGATGTGGCCCTTGTCGTTAACAGCCATCGTCTTCGGGGAATACCCGAATTATCTGCCCATCCTCGTCAAGCTCCTCGGTGGTCTCGTAAGGCTCCAGGTGATCGCCAAGCGACTCTGCCCCCGTGTCCTCGTAGAGTTCAACATAATCGGTCAAAGCCTTAACCATTGTCTCCTTAATGGTCTGCCCGGTTTCTTCGGCCAAGTCCTCAAGCTTGCTTAGGAGGTCAAGGTCAATCTCAAAGCGAATTTTTACGGTATTGTTCTCCATCTTATTCAGCATTCAAAATTACTTGCGTGCAGCAGAATAGGCAATAGCGGCAATCTGACCCTTACTTCGCTTTTTGCTTTTAGGCTTGGACTTGTTGGCTTCTGTAAGCTCTTTGATGTTTTTGGAGACGGCTTTTTGGGTGGCTTTTTTCCCATAACCCTTGGCTTTAGTGAGTGGCATAATGAATCGTTTTGTGGTTCAAATATAATTAAGCGGTTTGGCCTTTGGTGAGCAGGTCGTAGAACTCGTTGAACTTAGCGATGCGGTCATCCAGGCCGATGATGCCTCCGTTTATCTTGTTGGTGATTCGGGTAATCGTTGCGACATCGGAGCCTTTGTCGGCAAGGGCGTTGAGTTTACGGCTATGCCAGAAGTAGCCCGCCGATAGCATCGCATACCTCCCGGCCACGAGTTCGGGGTTCTCTAAGAGGTCTTCGGGGACGAGCTTGTCAAGTTCAGCGTAATTGGCCTTGAAGGTGGTCATAATGTACCCACGGCCTCGGTATTTCCATCCATCCCCAAGTTCGGTATTGCCAAAGCGGTTCGCATAGACCTTGTTGGCTATGGCGATGTAATCCCTTGCGTATAACTTGGCCGTGTCCTTGTTGAAATGCCTTGGGAAGACCTTTAAGAGCCGTGAGGCGGAGTAATTGAAGTTCTCCTTGGTCGTGGTGAAGTTGGCCGATTCGTGGGCCGTTTGAGCGAAGAAATGGGCAATCCGAAGGTCGGTATTAATAGAAAACCGCTCCTGTATTTCAAGGAAGCGGTCTATAACGAGCTTGGGGACTCTTGGGGAAAGGCGTTGTTCAAGACTCATTGCCCTTGGATTCAACTTTTTTATGGAAGTAATTGGAGAGCGTTTCCACGACCCTCAAGCCGCTGAAGCCAACAAGGAAGGCCATAGCGAATTGAGCGGATTCAAGTTCAATACCAAGGAAGGTGATAGCGAGAGGGGTAAGGTAATTGGCAGATAAGGTTCCTGCGAGGATGGAGAAGAGTTGGGTGCGTAAAGACGCTCCCTTTTGCTTTCCTACGAGGACGAGGCTTCCGAGAAAGCCTCCTACGGACATCCCGACATTAATGCCGAGTTCCGTCAATACCTGCTTGATATCCATTACAAGTAAGTGTTGAGGGTTGCGATGAATGCCGCTGCGGTGGTACCCAAGGCCACAAGGTCGGCATTGGACACGAATATGGACTCGTCCAAAGTACCCGAAAGGTAAATCCGCACCTTGGTAATGCCATCGGTTGCATCAAGCTCCGTGGAGATAATGTCCCGATAATTAAGGAAATATTGCCTTCCGTCAGCGTATGTGAGCCGTAATTGCGTTGCTACGAAGGATGTTGCGGTTAAGGTAGGTAGTGCCATAGTGCGTCAAATTTATGGATGGATGGGCGAGTTTTTATGGGGTTGTGAGGGTTGCGAGTTCAGTATCCGAGAGGCGGTTGGGGTAAACGGCTCCTGCACGGACGTGGGCTTTAAGCGTGTCTGAGGTTGTTGAGAGATAAGTGCCAAAAGACATATTGCTGAATGCAGGAAGGCCAGGGGCAACGACTGTTCTTGTTGCGACAGGATTTTGAACTCCATCAATATACATAATGCATCCATTCGTTGCCGTGTTGTAAGCGAAAGCAATCTTGTGATAACCAACGGTCAAGGCGGAAGATGTCAACTGCGTCATTACAACGCTTGAGTTATTTTGTATTTGAACATTAATCGTTCTTGTTGGAGAAATCCACATTTGGATAAACGAGCCTGATGCGCTATCCAAAGTACAAAACCACCTATTCCTCGCCTCATCCGTAACCTCAACCTCAAAATAAACGGCCCCTTCGGATTGGCCGATAAGAGATGTGATTCCCGTCTTTCTTGGCACATCAGCGCCACGAGTGATGGCTTGGGTGGTTGTGGGGATGTAGGAAGTGGCAACGGTACCTGTTTCAAGTTGTGCGCCCCAAATGTAAATACCGGCAACTCCATCACGAATTTGAGCATCACGGATTAATTGGACTTGGCTGTTTGTGACAGTTGCAGCGGTCGTTAAAGTAACCGAAACCCGATACCAACCATTGCCAAAATTCAATATGCTACCACCCGTTGCTGTTCCCGTTGATAGATTGAATGTGCAAGTAGCAAATCCTGTTTCGTCAGTATAAATTCTTACAGTTGCCGTATCGTAATCTCTTCTTTTTACAAAAACACTTAATGTATAAGCCGTGTTTGCAAGCAAGCTTAGTATTCTTACGATTGGCGAATTTCCTGCCGCACCATTGTTTACCACATAGGTTTCTGCCGTAAGGTTTCCATCGGGAGCAGCCGTTTCCGTGGTAGGCGTAGCAATTCCGTTAGCCTTGGTCCAATATGAGTTATCAAACTCCTCACTCCTTTGAAGGTTGTTTGTCGCAGCAGGCTCTACCAACAACGCAGGACACCCATTTACCGATCCACCACGAGGATAATCCAACCTCGGCACATTGTCATTTACGAATTCAAGTAAGCCATTGGCATTGACTCTCGTGGAACGATTAGTCATAGGACTTGTCACACGAGCAACCGTGAAATCGCCAGCGCCCGTTTCGGGGATTTGGCTGTAAAGAGTGCCAGCCTTTATGACATACGGGATGTTTAGGAGAGAAGGAGTGGACATATCTTAGGTTGTGAGGACCTGGAGTTGAGTGTCGGTAAGCCTTGTGAGGTAGAGGGCAGCGGCCCTACATTTTTGGTCAGGCCTGCCCGAATAGTAAGCGCCAGGCCCAAAAATCAAAGAACTTAATGCGCCACTAAAGGTAAATATAGTTGTATTAGTTGACCCCACTTGCGCCCCATTAATAAATAAAGCGGTATCACCTGATTTGTATGCAAAAGCAATTTTTACAAAGCCCGTCTTTACAACTGTATCATCAATAGTTAACGGCGTTCCACTTGCTATTGCTAGACATCTATACACATTTGTGGAAATTTTCGTGATGGCGACTGAATTTGTATTGCTTTGATTTATACTAATTATGTCTTGCGCACCGCTTGCCAAAGACTCGCCTTCCCAATAAATCGTTCCCTCGTTTTGTCCAATCAATGAACTCACGCCCGTCTTGTTTATGACATCTGCGCCACGGGTTATGGCTTGAGTTGTTGTGAAGATGTAAGAGGTTGCGACCGTCCCTAACTCATATTGGCCGCCAAAGATGTATATACCCGAAGTTCCATCGCCTCCAAAGTCTGCGGTGCTTTGAGTTGATTGAATATTAACACGGATAATCTCGTTTGCGACTGAAACCGCTTTTGAAGCAATGCAACGATACCATCCATTTCCATAAGATTGGATTGAAGAAACGATGCCTGAATCGGTTGCGCTAACCGCTCCTGTGGTAAGGTTAAAAACAGCACCCGTTCCACCTATCCGAAGCCTTGCAAACCCATATCCTGCGGCTTTAAGAAAAATGGAAAATGTATAACTTCCAGCCGCAGAAACAGTTGTTTGTTCAATTCTGTGTTGGGTAACCGAGGTATTTGCAACAATCAAGTCAGCAAAATTTGTGCCGTATGGGTCAAAAGTTGCGGCTGTATTCAAGACGCTTCCGCTTCCAAATGCAAGCAAAGCAACAGGACTCCAAGTGGTCCCGAAATTCTCGCTCTGTAATGCCAAGTTCTCCGCACTCGGCTCCACAAGCAACGCAGGACACCCATTCACCGCTCCACCAAGGGGATAGTCAAGGCGAGGCACGCCATCGTTCACACGCTCAATAAAGCCAAGCGAGTTAACCCTTGTGGAACGATTAGTCGTAGGACTTGTCGCACGACTAACCACGAAATCGCCCAAGCCCGTTTCGGGGATTTGGCTATAAAGAGTCCCTGCTTTAAGACGATAAGGCACATTCAAAAGAGAAGGGGTGGACATTTTAATTTGGATTTAAGATTGAAAAACGGGTTAAGATGCAATTATAGGAAACAACTTCTTTCACGGTAGCACTATCGTTGTCGCATCGCTGATTGAAGTACCAGAAGTCGGCATAGTCCTCCGTGGCCGTAGGCACCAAGGGAGGATTCAATTCGTATCGGAAATACCGACCGCAAGTGCTTGCGAGTTCGGGGGTCAACGCAGAATTGGCTTTAGCACGAGCGAGAAAATTCGCCCATATCTCAAACCAAAAGAGCTGATTCACCATCACGCCCTGCAACGATGTCAAGAACGCACTAATGCTGCTCCCCAACGCAACGAGTTCGGATTGAGACACCGACAAAACATTGTCAAGCGTTCCGTGCAAATAGATGTAAACCTTGGGGTCTAAAGTCGTGGGGTCGTACTCAAAGGATATTAAATGGGCATAGGGGACATAATAGACCTCCGTGCCTCCATAATTCAAGGTCAAGAGCCTCTGCCCGAACGAAAACGATGTGAGCCTTTGAAGAGCCATTAAAGCGACATTAAGTTCAGTTGGGCGTTAATGATGTCAATGGGGTCTGTGCCACCTTTCTGCTCAATGTAAATCTCGTACTCATGCGCCCCTTGGGAAAACAACTCCAAAGAGATGGAGTGAGGGTTAGGTGAACTCAAATGGGCGGACACTTTTGTTGTTTCGTCAATAACGCCATCCTTTGCGATGTAGAAATAGTATTCCTTGCTGTTTGGGCCATCAAAATTAACCATAGCACTCACACGATAAGCAATAGCCGCATCGCCATTCCAACTCACGGAGGGGCTTGACTCAAAGGCCGTGTTGTATGCCCCCTCAAGAACCAATGCCATTGTATAGGTCAACTTTTCGGGAGTGTTAGCAGCGGCAGGGGTGAAAGTCGCAGGGGTCTTTGAAGAAACACTCACATAGCCTCGCTCGGCAAGCAAGACGGCAGAATCCGATAAGGCACGGAACAAATCGCCAATACGCTTTGCGGTATTCGCTCCGATATTCGTTTCAGTACGAACGACATTGGAAGAAGCGTCCAGGCTGGCCCTTGTTTCTATTGGCATGGTTTAAGGTTTAAGACACAAATTTAACAAGGTTCTTCGGTGTTTAGGCAAGAAGCATCGCCAATCACCTCCACCTCCAAATCCAAGGCAATCATATACAAAGCCGTGTCCCACACAACCTTCGCTCCCTCAAACTCGGTGTCAAGGTTCTCCTTGATGGAGTAATTGGCCGTAATGGAGGTGACATCAATACTCACCGCACCGACAGTCGTGGCCAAAGCCTCGTACATGCCGCTAATCTTGCTCTGAACGAGCGATGCGACCTCGTAAGGACGCTTGCCCTTACGCTTGCCGATAATCACCAAGGTCAACGGATAAACGATGCGGAGCAAGTCCTGACACCCAATAAAGTTGTTCTCGTCCGTAACCTCTGCACGCTCCCTTCCATTGTAACGGATGTAAGCAATGCCCTCGCTCCAATCGTAATCGTCCACAACGTGCTTGTAATCGCCGTTGTTGCAGTAAATGGCCGGGATGACCTTGCCGTCCCTATCGGGTAACAACTCGGCAAAGCCCGTGTGCCTCACCAACTTGTAAGCATTCAAGCGAGTAAATATCTCGTCAATAACCTGGGTCGCTATCATTTGAATACTTTGCTAAAGAATAACTTGGTCAGTAGGTCAACGAAATAAGCCTTTTCCTTGCTCGCCAACCCAAAGATAGTGCCTCTACGGGCTTCATTGTCAACAACTTTCTTGGTGTTCAACTCGCTCACAACCATAAACTCAACCTTGGGCTTGGAGCCGATCAAGTTCTTCTTGGGAGTGCTGAACTCGGATTTCAAATCGCCCGTGAACTTCATGTCAATAAAGGCCACTTGAAGCCCCGCCCTCCTTCGGACCCCCTTGTACTTGTCGCTCTTATAGTTCCCAATCTTGGCTAAATCGGGCTTCAGACCCTTCTCAAAAATCCTCGGCAAAACCTCTTGCTCTTGCGTTTGCGGAGCCGCCTCGTTAAGCGATGAAGCCAAGTGCCTTGCCAGGGAAGACTTCTGCGTTTCAAGTTTTTGTATGTAATCCTTAATGTCCACCTCTTTAAGGTATGCGAGAAGCCTGCCTAACCCTCTGCCTGCACGAAAAACAACCGTCCTCTGGCAGATTCGCCTGCTCAAAGTATCGCTGCATATATTGGTCGTATTGGGCTTGGTAATAGTTGGACAGCTCTTGGTTCATATCCCGGTTAAAGACAATCACGCCATTCAGCCTCTTAGAAAACTCCATCTCCTTCAATAGCAACATCCCAGCCTTGTAAAGCAAAGGATAGCCGAGTTGCGTAACATGAGCGCACAAGAGCGAATCAAAGCTGCAAGCGACCTGATACTGAACGCTCAAGCCTCCCGTGAAGGCTCCTCCGCTTATGTTCAAGTCAAGCAAAGGCGCACTCGTTGGTATCTCAATAGCTCTCTCCAACATATTCTCCGTCCAACGATAATTCCTGCCACATCCACCGCATCCATAGGTCGGGTACAAGCCCGTTTGGAAGGAAGCCACCGAGGTCGCATTGTAAAGGACGGCCAGGTTCAACATCTGACCGTTGGATTGATAGGTCTTGTTGATTACGACCCTCGTAACCGCATTGGCTACCGAGGTGATATTAAAGGTGTCCAAGGTCGCTCCTGTTCGCAAATCCACGACCCTCACCGGCACAACGCCCGAACTGGGGAGCAACAGGCTGATAGAAGAAATGGTGACGGAGATGTAATCCACCTGGCGATAACGCATTCCTATGCCCCTCCAGACCGCAGCAGCAGGCAACGCTTCAACGGACTCGCCATAGAAGCCTAAGTCCCCATTGAAGGCCGAAGTCGTGTAATTCCAACGGCTCTGCAAATAAGCCAAAGACTCCGCTTTCAGCATATTGGCCGCTTGGTCAATCTTGCGCTCAATAAGCGTATAGGCGGTCTTGTCCTCCTCGTTCACGCCAGCGTCAAGGTCACGAAGGCTTATGCCCGTTAGGTCGTTGATATAAAGGCCACTAATGGGCGGTGCATCCGCAGGACAAAGCCCACGAATGCCGATTAAATTATCCCAACAATTACTCATAAGACAAAGGTAAAACAAAAAAGGGGATGCTTTCGCACCCCCTTCTTGTCGCATACAACCCGAAGGATTAGTTGTTCACAGTACCTTCAAAGATGTAATTCACGCCACGGAGCTGATCGTTCAAGAAGAACACATCAGAAGGAAGCGTCACGAACTTGTAGGAAAGACCCATGAAGAACTTCCATTGGTTACAATCCAGCTGGGCATAGTAATCAAATTCCAAGCCGGTTTCAGGGTCGGAAATCGTACCCTTCTTGATGGATTGGTCATCAATTACACGGATGCCGTCAGCGCCACGGAAGGCGTTGTAACGGATCATCTGCACACCGCCTGGGGCGAGGAATGCGAAGCCGTTAGCGTTGCCCTGGGCAGCACCAATGCGAGGCTCAAAGAAGAAATACGACTGAGCATCGGAGTTCATCATTTGCTGAAGGTCAACGTTCACCGTTGCACAGCAATGAGATTTCAATGCGGTCATGTACTTCTGGACAAGCTCACCACCGATGATGATGGGGCGGTCCCAAGCCTCGGCCAACTGATACTGATAAATCACATCGGACATGAAGTCATCGGCATAAACGTAAGATACGTTTTGAGCCTTGGTCCGAGTAATCAACAGATTGCCCGAAGGAACGGTGCTACCAGGATTGGCAGCAAACGAACCATTGTTCGTCCCAATGAAGGTAACGGCCTCTTGGTTCATGTACCGCTTGATAGCCTGCATATGCATGGCCAACTGGCGAGCGATGTAGGACTCGTCATTTTCACAACGAGGAGCCAAATCGTCCAGGCCGATAGACCAACGGCGAGATGCACCGGTGTTGGGGTCAATGTTGTAAACCCGTGAGGTTTCACCAAATTCAGGACCCGCAGCACAGTTCAAAGTCGCAGAGCTTGAAGTGGTGCTATCAGTCATCCTTGGCTGATAGACAACCTCAACTTGGCGATAATGGCCGTTCTTGGTGTCAATTTGGTTTTGGAGAATACCCGATTCGTTCATGGGGCTTGTGACCGCACGAAGGGTATTGATGTGTCCGGGGAACATCGTTGGGTCGGCATTGAAATAGCCTGCATCCAACCGCTCCTGAATGTTCGGACACGATACGAAGGAATTAAAAGCGTATGACATTTTGTTAAAATGAAATAAAGATTTGTCGGCTATTTCTTGCCAAGCCAGGCACCATGAGGCTTATTGTCCCTCTTGACACATCATCGTGCGTTCAGTTCTTCTCTATGCTTTA